CGGTAACCCGATGCCGTTGTATGGTGGCGGTCGTCAGATAAGCGATGCCGTTTATGTGGAAGACGTTGCCCATGTTTTTGTGGAAGCAGCTTTGATGGCTCACGACGGCATCATCCCAGAGCATCCCATCGACGTAGGCGGTCTTCAACCGTTGACAGTGAAACAGATTGCCGAAGAAATTATCGTGAACGTTCCCGGCGCGCACATCTCGGATATTCCGATGAGGAAGGGTGAACCTGAAGGCGGGCCACTAGCTCACCCCGACGCCCTCGACAGAATCGTTCGCGCCATTCTGAACACTGAGCCAGCTCTGAACCCTATCCATGTCCGACGAACCGTGAAGCAACTTGGCACAGCGGTCTACGCAGACACGGAAACACTTCACGCTATTGGTGTCGACGCTGCCACGTTCACCCCTATCGACAAGGGCATCCGTCAAACCGTCGACTGGTTTCGTCAGGTTGAAGGGAAAACCTGGAACCGTTCGTCAAACCCGAACAGTTGATTCTTGCGACCGAACGGAACAAAACAATGACAGAGCTAAAGGTTGAGCGCGTTCCGATTGACTCACTTGTGCCCGACCCTGAAAACGCGCGAACTCATTCCGAGCGCAACCTGACCGCAATCGTCAATAGTTTGCAACAGTTCGGCCAACGCAAACCAATCGTTGTTACACACGACAACGTGGTCATCGCAGGAAACGGAACACTCGTTGCAGCCATGACTCTCGGCTGGGATCACATGTCTGTTCTGCGTACTCCGAAAGAGTGGTCGAGTGATCAGATTCGTGCCTTTGCCATCGCCGACAATAGGACACAAGATTTGTCGTCGTTCGACACAGACGTCCTGCTGAAACAGCTTGAGGAACTCGACACCGCTGACTTTGATTTAGGTTCACTTGGCTTTGACGGCGACTACATGACGGAGCTTGGCGACCTTGACAGTAACAAAGAGCTTGAAAGGCTTGCCGGTAGAATTGACGACGAATCGTACACAGCAAAGATTACCGGGCCGCACTACGAGATCATCGGTGAACGCCCAGGGCTTGACGAACTGTACGACGACACTCGTTCCAAAGAGTTACAGACAGAAATTGAAAACGCCGACCTGCCGGAAGACTTGAAACAGTTTTTGTCGACCGCAGCCATGCGACACGTTGTATTCAACTACCGCAAAATTGCTGAATACTATCCACACGCCCCGAAGAGTATCCAAAAGCTCATGGAAGAGAGCGCCCTTGTTATTGTGGATTTTCAAGATGCTATCCGTTTAGGCTTTGTCAAGTTTTCGGAGAGTATCGAAGACCTGATTGCCGAGGAAGAAAATGGCTGACAAGTCAAAGTTCGCAATTTTGATTTTGACGCACGGTCGTCCTCACCACGTTCGCACCTATGATTCTTTGCGCCGAAGCGGTTATACCGGCCCAATATATTTGGTCATCGACAACGAAGATGCAACCGGAAACGAATACCGTTCTGTGTTTGGTTCCGACAACGTCTACGAGTTCAACAAAGAGGAAATCGCACAACGAGTCGACACCGGTGACACAAACCCGAGCAGGGCATCAACCTTGTTCGTTCGTACCGCGCTCACAGAAATTGCTAAAGAAATTGGCCTCGACTATTTCGCCCAATTTGATGACGATTACACTAATTTTTCGTACCGGTACATTCGAAAAAACAAAATGTTGTCGCACACGGTCAGAAACTTTGACCGAATCATTCCTGTCATGCTTGACCTGCTTGAGGACACAAACGCGCTCACCGTTGCCCTATCTCAGGGTGGAGACCATATCGGCGGGATTCTCGGCAACTACCGTAAGGGTGTCCTCCGCAAGGCAATGAACTCGCAGTTCGTTCGCACCGATAGGCCTATCCGTTTCGCCGGAAGACTGAACGACGACGTCAACGCTTATGTCGTCCAGGGATCACAGGGCGAACTATTCTTTACCGTTACTGATATTCAGCTCAATCAGCTCACGACGCAAAGCAACCCCGGCGGAATGACAGAAATTTGGGTCGAGTCGGGAACATATTTGAAGAGTTTTTTCACCGTCATGATGGCACCGTCATCTGTCAAGATTCGTATGATGGGCCAGACTAGTCGGCGACTGCATCATTCAATCTTGTGGGAGAACACAGTGCCGAAAATTATTAGCGAGAAACACCGGAAGAAATAATGTCACCCGCGGGAAGACCAGCGAAACCCATCGAACAGAAACGTCGCCTCGGCAATCCAGGGCACCGACCGTTGCCAACCGAAGGGACTCTTGTGCCACTCGAACCTATCGACGGAGTTCCAGAGCCACCCCGACCGTTGCTCCAGGCCGGCACAGAATTATGGGAACGTGTTTGGTCGGCAGGCGCAACCTGGATCAGCCCAAAGACAGACCTCGAACTCTTACTGATGACCTGTGAGATGGTTGACGAACGATGGAATTTGCGGATCAAGGTCATGCAGTCGAACAATATGCAGATGGCCAGACGGCTAGACAACCTGACAAGGCTCATCGTTTCGAACCTGTCCCTGCTTGGTTTCACCCCGTCCGACCGGTCACGTCTTGGTGTTGCCGAGGTTAGAGCAAAATCCGCTCTCGAGGAATTGATGGAACGTCGTGCCAACCGGGATTGAGAGCTGGCCACCACGCTGGCTGACCCCTATCCCAGACACCGCGATCGAGCGTGGGAAGGATAAGGAACCTGTCGTCAATTTTGTTGAAGCCTTCGGCCAGATTACAAAAGACTCTGTCGCAGGGAAGGCTGGCAGCCCACTGATATTGCGCCCGTGGCAGAAAAGCCTTGTCGAACATTTGTTCGCATGGGACGACGACGGCCTACGCAACCGTGTGAGCCTTGTAGGCATGCCGAGGAAATCAGGAAAATCGGCGCTCGGTTCCATGATTGGTTTGTATTCACTCATTCTGGGCCCAAAGGGTGCCGAGGTGTATTCCGTAGCAGCCGAGAAAGATCAGGCCCGCATTGTGTTCCAGGATGCGAAACGGGTTGTTGAAGCATCCCCTGAATTGTCTGCAATCACAAAACTGTATCGAGATGCCATTGAGTTGCCAGCCCTGAACTCCGTCTACCGTGTCCTGTCAGCCGAGTCCGTAACCAAAGAGGGTTTGTCGCCCACCGCCGTCATTTTTGATGAGCTACATGCTCAGCCAGACCGCGAACTGTTCGACGTGTTCTCGCTCGCTATGGGTGCCCGTGGGAAACTTTCCACACTTATTGCCATCACGACAGCAGGTGTCCGGTCAGACCGGCATGGAAAAGATTCGATTGCGTACACCCTGTACCAGTACGGCCAGAAACTAGCCCGAGGTGAAGATGTCGACGACACGTTCTTCATGGCCTGGTGGGAATCGGAAGGCGACCACCGACTTCCAGAAACATGGCGAGAAGCAAACCCAGGGTTCGGAGATCTCAATGCCGAATCCGATTTTGAGTCAGCGCTACGGCGCACCCCCGAAGCCGAGTTCAGAATCAAACGGTGTAACCAGTGGGTGTCATCGGTAGAGACTTGGCTGCCCGCAGGGGCGTGGGATGACTGCGCCACAGAGTTCACAATCGACCCTGACGACGAAATCATTCTCGGCTTCGACGGTTCCTACAACGGTGACGCTTCAGTTATCGTGGGCGCGGTCGTCCCAGAAACAGCCGAAGACCCGATCAAAGTTTTTATGGTGAAAGCGTGGGAGAAGGATCTCGAACGCGATCCAGTTGACTGGCGTGTCGATATTGGCGAGGTCGAACAAACAATTTTGGATTTTTGTCAAAACCATCGCGTTCGAGAAATAGCTTGCGACCCGTATCGTTGGGCCAGGTCGATGGAGGTACTCGAGAACAAAGGTTTGCCTGTCGTCGCATTCCCACAGTCTCCGCAACGCATGATCAGGGCGTGCGCGATATTCTTTGACGCAGTCGCAGAAAGACGTTTGCAACACGACGACAACCCTGTCCTGACCAGGCATATCGGCAACACAGCGACAAAGCTCACACCTGCCGGCCCGCATATCAAGAAAGAAAACCCAAACAGTCCGAGGAAGATTGACGCAGCCGTTGCAGCCATCCTTGCGGTTGACCGCGCGTCAGGCGGTAGGATAGACGTAGTTGTTCCCGAGTTTTTTGGATAGAGGAAAAATGTCGACCATTATTCAAGTCGCAGGCATGATAGCGATTACAGTCGGGGCCGCAATGATTTCAATTATAGCCGGACTGATTGTCGGGGGCGTGTTCCTCATTCTCACCGGCCTCGCACTGGGGAGAAGCTAGATGGTATTGAACCGATTGTTTGAGCAACGCTCGACGAGTTATCAGTCAATTTTTGCGGCAGGCGACGATGTTGTTTTTGGCACACTTGCCGACACCGCTATTGACTCGAAGACTGCGTTTGAGGTGAACGCTGTTTACAGCGCCGTCGCCCTAATTGCTAACTCGATCTCGACACTTCCACTCGAAGCCTTTGTTCGTGAAGCTGGGCAACGTCAACCGTACATGCCACGACCCGAATGGGTTTCAAAACCCGACGTCGCATTGCCTCGCACAGCGTTCTACAATTCCGTAATCGTTTCGCTTTTGATTGACGGGAACGTTTTCGTTCGTGTCTTCACTGATACTCGCGGAAGAGTTTTGAACCTAGTTGTTTTGAACCCGCGATCTGTTATCGTCACCCGTAACGCTAAGGGGCTGTTGAACTTCCAGGTTGAAGGCGAATCAAAACCCCTGACCAGTTCCGACGTTTTGTTCATTCCCGATGTTGTCCGTCCCGGTCAAGTCCGTGGCGTTTCTCGAGTTGAAGCTCTGAAAGAAAACTTTGGTCTTGCCCTTGCCCTCGAAAAGTTCGCAGCCCAATTTCTGGGAAACGGCACAAACCTTGCCGGTGTTATTGAGTTCCCCGGAACACTCACACAAGAGCAGGCCGAAAACTTGCGAGAAAACTTTGACGCCAAACATCGTGGATGGCGAAGAGGCCATCGCACAGGGATCCTGTCCGGTGGCGCATCGTTCAAAACGACACAAGTAGACCCACAGGCATCCCAGAATTTGGAAGCCCGCAGAATGGCTGTGGAAGATGTTGCCCGTGCGTTCAACATTCCAGGGCACCTGCTCAACATTGCCGGAACAATGTCCTACGCCAGTGTCGAAGCGAACGGTCTTCAGTTCCTACAGCTCACAATTCTGCCTATTGTTCAGAAACTCGAAGAGGTATTTTCGACACTGATGACTCGATACCCGAACGGGGAAAACGCTTTCGTCAAGTTCAACCTGACCGGGCTTGTCCGTTCTGATATTCAAACCCGCACCGCAGCATATTCGACAATGGTTCAGATGGGCGCGATCTCCCTGAACGAGGTTCGCCGGCTCGAAGACCTACCCGACATTGATGACCCAGCCGCAAACAATGTGCGGGTGCCACTTGCCAACGTCAACATTGATGCTGCAGACCTCATTGCTGAAGAGAAAAAAATCAAGATGGCAACGACCCTCGTGCTTGCAGGATATGATCCTGCCGAGTCACTCAGCGCGGTCGGCATCGAGCCAATCGGCCACACCGGAGTCCCGTCGGTTCAACTACAGGGTGTCGCCCAGATAGACCCCGCAAACCCCAAAGACGTTTACGAGGTTGACTGATGCCACTGAGCGACCTTGAAGAGATTCTTCAGGACGCCCCAGGCGGTGGGTTGCCTGACGCCTACCGTCCTGCAAGCTCCGAAGATGTTCCAGAGGGTCGCGCGTGTGGTAACTGTATTTTCTTCAACGAGGAAAGAGTCAACGAAGACGGTGAAGCCTGGTGCGAGTGGTGGGAAGATTACGTCGCTAGGGGATTCTATTGCAACGCCTGGCGGGGTGAAGACGACCTTGATTCCGAACCATACGACGGAGAAGAACGGGCACCCGCTCCGAAGAAAGATCAGATTGTCGGATCTGATAAGAATAAGCCTGGCAGTGCCTCCGGTGCTGGAGGCGACATTGAGCTTAGCGAGGCAGCCGAAACCGGTCTCCGAAACAAAGTCAAAGAGCATAACGACCAGATGGAAGAGGCTGGAAAACCGTCTTACACTCGTGCCACTGTCGGGCAACTTCGAGCCGTTTATCGTCGAGGGGCGGGAGCGTTTTCAGTTTCCCACCGACCAGGGATGACTCGTGGCGGTTGGGCGATGGCCCGTGTCAACGCTTACCTGTATTTGCTTGCCAACGGGAAACCCAAACGTGAACAATACGTTCAAGACAACGACCTGTTGCCCAAGGATCACCCAAAGTCGACCCGCAGTCTTCAACCTGAGCAACGCGACGTCAACCTGACACCGCCCAGCTATATGAGGGCATCCGCTCGCCGTGGCCTTGAGTGGCATCGTGAAGGCCTGTCTGGTGATGGTCTTGTCGACCGCACACTCAGGGAAGCCCGTGCCATGTCCGAAGGGAATATGACGGCTGACAAGTGGGTTCGCACCGCAGCCTGGATTGCCCGACACCTTGTCGACATGGATGCGCCACAGAATATGCCAGGCGATGAAAACTATCCAGGCCCAGGAGCTGTCGCAATGGCGCTTTGGGGCGGAGGCGGTTCAACACGAAGCGCACGGCAAGCATTACAATATGCCGAAGGCGTTGTTGATACAATCGAACGAGAAAACGAGGGGCGTAACGTGACCGGTGAAGCGAAAGCAAAGTTGGAAATTCGGCAGTTTGAGGCTGGCGGGTTTGAGGTTCGAGAAGACGGCGACGGTTTCCGCATTGAAGGATACGCAGCCCTGTTCGAATCCAGGTCAGAAAACCTCGGCGGATTCACTGAAACGATTCGCCGTGGCGCTTTCCGTCAGTCACTCCGCGCCCGGAATAACATTATGTTCTACTACAACCACGACTCGAACCAGGTACTTGCTTCGACTCGTGCCGGCACACTCCGCCTCGAGGAAGATGAGCGCGGTCTGAAGGTCTCAGCATCCATCGCCCCGACCAGCTACGGGCGTGACGCCAAGATCCTTGTCGAACGTGGCGACGTCACCGGTTTCTCGTTTAGTTTCTCCATGCCTGCTCGTGGTGGGGATGAATGGAACTCAGAGGGCACAGAGAGAGTTTTGAAATCGGTCAGACTGTTTGAGGTTTCCCTTGTTGGCAGCCCAGCCTATACAGGCACCAACGGCACTGCTGTCATGCGTGGCCTTGACAAGATAGCGAACAGGGCAGACGTTGACGCTGACGCTCTAGCTGACGCCCTACTCAAGATTGAGAACGGTGAAGACATTACCACCGACGACCGACAGCTCATCGACAAAGTTCTCGACCAGCTCGCACCCGAAGCACAGATTCAAGAAACCGTTGACACCTTGTCGCACGACATGTTGGCGTTGAAAAAGAAAAAGCTACAACTATTGATGGGAATATAATGGCCACTCACGCTGAGATCAGAAAAGCAATTTTGGACACGGCAGGGAAACCTGTGTCTGGGGTAATCGTTGACATGGCTGACGACTTCGCTCGAGCCATTCTTGCCCTCGACAAACCAAAACCTGTGGAAACCCGAGTGCAAAAGGCTGACGAGAAACGCGATAGCGTCGACCACGTAGGCTAAACACCTGCAATTCAGTTCCACCTGTACTGTACGATTGAACTACCGGTTACGAGTTAGCTCTGCCGGTAGCGGTTCAGCGTCAACGCGACTGTGTCCCATATTCGTACAAACAGAGAGAAAAACTGATGACTGATTCATTCATTCACCGTCAGCAGGAACTCAAGGGCAACCTGACCATGCAGATCCGTTCCGTCATTGACGGTGCCGAGTCTCACGGTCGTGGCCTTGACGCTGCTGAGGTCGACCAGATCAACCGTATTGAAGCCGACATTGAAAGCGCTCAGCGTTCCATTGAGGTTGCCCAGCAGAGCGAAGCCCGCGCGGTCGAGTTCGCAGAGGTAGCCCGCAACGTGGAAACTGTTGACGAGACCGCAGGAAGCTCCGCAGAGATTTTCCGCTCACTTGCAGAAGGATCTTTGCGTCGCCACACATTTGAGAACCGTGCCGCACTCGTGCCATCGGCTAACACTGTGGGCACCGATTTCCTCGACATGGTCATGATGAAGGCTCGCCTTGTTGGACCATTCCTTGAGCTTGCCGAGGTATTCCAGAGGTCGTCCGGCAATGATCTTCGCATCCCAGTCTTGACTGGGTACAGCGCAGCCACTCAAAAGGCTGCCGGTGGAGCACTTGACGAGTCGAACCCCGTATTTGGCAGCATCAACTTGCAGCCAGCGAAGCAGGGTTTCTTGGTGCCTGTCGCCAACGAACTGTTGACCGATGCTTCATTCCCACTGGAAAACACCATTGCTGACCAGGCTGGAAACGCAATCGGTACTCGCGCCGACACGATCATCCACACCGCAGTCGCGGCTGTGGCTGGAACCGGTGTGACTGCTGCCAGCGAAACCGCGTTTACCGCTGACGAACTCATTGACTTGGTGTT